GCTGAGACAATTACAGTTAACGTTGGTGTTGGAACAACTGCTATTCACCAGTTTGTAACTGCTACTAATCCTGCTATTAATTATGGTGGAGATCATGCTGGCGTAACTACAACATTCTTCCCAGATGCTTATAAGGATAGAGGGTTTAGTATTACTGGAATACTTTCTACTACAACTTTCATTGCAGATGTCGGTGTAAGTACTATTCCACATACCTATGTTGGAGCAGGTACTGTTTATGAATATCATGCTGACCTAGAATGGGGATCTGGTTATAGAAATCCAGTTTCGGTAGGTGTAACTGATATATCATACGATCATACGTTTGTCAGTGCTTCTTCAGGAGCTGTTACTGGTAGTGGTGGTCCATTTACACCTACGAATGCAGTATATGAGTCAAGCACTGGTGTATTAACTCTTACAATCCCAAGTCACGGTAGAACTAGTGGTAACGTACAACTTGTAGAGAATTCATTCACATTTACTTGCTCTAGGGACAATCATCAGACTCAGCATACTTATCCACGTCCTGCATTTGTTCATCAGTTTGTAAGTGCTGTTACTAATGCTGTTGATGGAAATAAGACACCAACTGCTGCTACTTACAATGCTGCAACTGGTGATTTAGAATTAACCTTTGGTAGTGCTCACGGAAAGAGTAATGGACAAACTATAACGATTGCTAATAATTCTTTAACATTCAGATGTTCAAAAGATAATTATACATCAGATCACACTTACCCAAGACCAACTGACCCTGCATCTGGTGCTAACCTAACAGTTTCTGGTGTTACTTCAACTAAGTTAACCGTTAATGTTGGTAAGTCTAAGACAGGAGACCCTGCTGCTGGTGCTCAGAACCTTCCAATTACTGTAATTGATGTAGACACCCTTTCAGTTGGTGTTGGAACTGGTGGAGGCGGTGCTCACCCAGGAGGTACTGAGGCAATCGTTACTGCGTCTGTAGTGGATAATACTCATACTTATGTTGGTGGGACAGCAACAGGTGCGATAATACCAAATGCTTGGGGTACTACACCGTTTAATGTTAACGCTGCTACTTACAATCCAGAAACTGGTATATTAGTCGTTACAACTACATCTAATCATGGATTATCTAATAGTGATAAGATTGGTATTAAGACTTCTTCTCTAGCATTTACTTGTGCTCAAGATAATCATGAAAGTATTCATAACTATCCTAGAGTTGGTGACCCTATAGATGGACTTATAAATTTAGCGATTACAACTCCAGCAGCAAATAAAATCTCTGTTAATGTTGGAGCATCACCAAAAGGAACTGGTGGAGCATTGAAATTCAGTATTACTCAACCAGGTGGTCATTATATAAACCCAGAAATATCGGTATCAGCACCATCATATTCTAATCTCGGAATAACTGGTGTTTCTAGAAGAGGTGTTGGAGCAACATCTGATACAGGCACAGGATTAACATTATCTCTTGATGTCTCTGGAACAAACGCAGTAGGAGTAGGATCTACATTATTCACTATCAGTGGTTTTGATATCCATAATTATGGATATAACTTTAGAGAAGGTGATGTCTTTAAACCAGTTGGATTAGTTACATCTAGATTCCTTAATGATTCCTCAATGGATGATTTTGAACTTGAAGTTCTTGAGACATTTAGCGATCAATATGCTTCTTGGAACTTTGGTGAATTTGATTATATTGATCCAATTGCCGATCTTCAAGATGGGTCTAGAAAGAGATTCCCATTATTATACAATGGAACCTTATTGAGTTTTGAGGTTAATCCAGATGATCAAAATTCATCACTAATTGATCTTAATACATTACTATTGATCTTTGTAAATGGTGTTGTACAAGATCCTGTTGAGGCTTACAATTTTGATGGAGGAACATCATTTACCTTTACAACTGCTCCTGGTCCAGAAGATAAGATTGCTATATTCTTCTATAAGGGTACAAACAACGTAGATAGTGTATTAGTAGGAGCAGGTTCATCCTTATTCCCAACAATCAAAACTGGTGATATTGTACAAGTTCATAAGTATTCTACTCTTGGAGTAACTACAACTCAAGATCCAAGAACAATTTACTCTGTTGCCGCATCTGATAAAGTAGAGACTAACCTATACACTGGAGTTGGTATTGATGAACTTAATTATAAACCAATTTCCTGGCAGAAGCAGAAGGTTGATAAGAGTATTCAAGGTGATATTGTTTATAAGTCAAGAGATTCTATTGAATCCCAAGTTTATCCTACATCTAGAATAATTAGTGACGTTAAACCAACAGATACTGCATTATTTGTTGATAATGGAAGATTCTTTAATTATGAAGAAGATTGGTCCAGTCTTGTAATTAGTAGTGTTGGTGGATTAATTGTTACAGGAGAAACTCCAGTTGCTGCTGGATTTACAGCAACAGTAAGTGCTGGTGGAACAATTTCCGCACTTACGATAACTAATGCTGGTAGTGGTTATGTTGGAGCAACCACTTCTTTATCAATTGGTAATCCCGCTGCTATTGGTGTTGGTGTTGGAACAACTGCTACTGCTACTGCAACTATCACTAATGGTAAGATAACTGCTACTACAATTACTAATGGTGGTATTGGATATACAATAACTAATCCACCTCAAGTCATTGCTCCATTCCCATCTTGGAAGAAAGAAGATGTTGATACTATAACAACCATTCAAGGATATGATGGTGGTATTATTAGTATCGGAGCAACCGATGGAATAGGATCTCATGATCTTGCTATTAAATTCAAGTTGGAGATGGATACTACAAATAATCCAAATGCTTCACTTGGAAATTTACAGGTTGGAAATCCAATTTACATCTTTGATACTCAGGTTGGTCATGGAGTAACATCAGTCTATAATTCCAATGCAGCAGTGGTTGGAGTTGGAACAACTTGTCTAGATAATATCTACATCGTAAGTGCATTCAATACTGGTGTTGGCATTATTACTTGTAATGTCGATACTGGAATTAATACCACAGGTATTAGCACTACGGTTGGATTAGGAACTGCTATTGGTAGATTCTCTTGGGGTAAATTATCTGGTATTACTAGATCTTCTTCTCCAGTTTCTATTGGCGTAACAGGTCGGATTACGTCTGGATTATCAACCTATCCAACAATTCAAAGAAGAGATTACGGTCTAAGAAACACTGGTGCTCTAAGAAAGGATCTTGGCTAGTATAAATACAGGAAAAAGCTGATAATATGGCTGCTATTGTAACAGATCAATTTAGAATTCTGAATGCTAATAACTTTGTAGAGACTGTTGAAAACTCTACAAACTCTTATTACGTATTTCTAGGTCTTGATAATCCAACTGCAGTTGGTTTTGGTAGAACTACTGCGTGGGATACAAACACGCCGAATCCGGTAGATAATTTTAATTATATGGATTGGTGTGGAGACACCATGATGTTTGGTAAAAAAGTAACGAGTGCTAATATTAGAAGGTTAGTTAGAAGAATTAATTGGACTCAAGGAACACGATATGAAATGTATCGTTCTGATTATAGTATTACAAATCTTTCTCCCATTACACGTTCTGCAAGATTATATGATGCAAACTATTATGTAATGAATAAGAACTATGATGTTTATATTTGTATTGAAAATGGATCTACTGGAATAAGTACAACTGGTAATGCTTCTCAGGATGAACCACTCTTTACTGATTTAGAACCATCTAGGGCAGGTGAAAGTGGTGATGGTTATGTGTGGAAGTATCTTTTTACTGTTCCTCCTAGTGATATTATAAAATTTGATTCTACTGAATATATTTCTGTTCCTAATGATTGGTCCACGTCTACTGAGACTCAGATTCAAGCAGTTAGGGAGAATGGAAATTCAGATCTGAATAATAATCAGATTAAAACAGTTTATGTTGATAGAACTGGAACTGGATATTCTCAGAATGTTGTTGGTAAAGAAGTTGATATTGTAGGTGATGGTACTGGTGCTAAGGTTGTTTTAGACACTAATAGTTCTGGTCAAATAACTAAGACAACTATTTCTGCTGGTGGTAAGAATTACACTTACGGAATGGTTGATTTGGGTCCAATTGGTAATTCTGCAGTTTCTGTGGGTAATTTTGCCAAATTAATTCCTGTTATTCCACCTTCTAAGGGTCATGGATATGATCTTTATAAAGAACTGGGTACAGATAAAATCTTAATATATGCCAGATTTGATGATTCAACAAGAGATTTTCCAACAGATACCAAATTTGCACAAATCGGTATTGTAAAAAATCCTACTACTATTGGTTCTGGTACAACATTTACTGACAATCAGTATTCATCTGTAAATGCTGTTAAATTAAGTACAACTAGTGGAACTCCCGTTATAGGTGAAAAGATACAACAAACTGTATCTGGAGGTACTGCTGAAGGATATGTTGTTTCCTTTAATACTGATACAAAGGTATTGAAGTATTTCAATGATAGATCATTGTATTTCAATCCTACTACCTTAGATCAGACTGATTATGTTGGTGTAAGTACAGAAGGTAAGGTTCTTCCTTTTGAATCTTCTGGAAATAATATAGTTGCTCCTGCAAGTGGATTCAGTGGATCAGTTGATACTAACTTCACAGGAATTAGTACGAACCCAACTGGCAATAAACTTATTTCTTTAGGCGTTCAGTTCACAAACGGACTGGCGAATTCTGAGATAAATAGAGGGTCAGGTGAAATAATCTATCTAGACAATAGACCATTAATCACTAGAAACGCTAGACAAAAAGAAGACGTTAAGATCATCTTGGAATTTTAAAGAAAAATGCCACAGAAAACTAATTTAAATATCAATCCTTATTATGATGATTTTAATAAGGAAGATAATTTCTACAAAGTCTTATTTAAACCAGGATTTCCTGTACAGGCTAGGGAGTTAACAACACTTCAGTCAGAGTTACAGAATCAGATTGAGTCGTTTGGTAGTCATATGTTCAAAGAGGGATCAATGGTGGTCCCTGGAAATGTTAATTATGATTCTCAGCATTATTCTATTCGTATAAATGAAGAGCATCTAGGAATTCCAGTATCTTTATACGTAGATCAATTAATTGGAAAAAGATTAAAAGGAGAAACTTCTGGAATTGTTGTATCTGTTGATAGTTATAAGTTAGCTGGCGATACTCCAGAGATTACAAATTTAACACTCTTTATCAATTATGTTGAATCAGGAGAAGATAATACAATAGCTGTATTGGAGGATGGAGAGCAATTAATAATTCAAGAAACTATTACTTATGGTAATACTCCTATCAATGAAGGAGAAACTGTAGCTACATTGGTAGATTCTGATGCATCAGCAATAGGATGTGCTGTTGGAATCTCTTCTGGAGTTTATTTTATTAGAGGAACTTTTGTAGATGTTGCTACTGATATATTAGTATTGGATCCATATACAAACACACCTTCTTATAGGGTTGGTTTGAATATTGATGAGCAAATAATAACTGCTAAGGAAGATCCTAAACTATATGATAATGCGAGAGGGTTCTCAAATTATGCTGCTCCTGGTGCAGATAGGTTTAAGATTTCCACTACTTTATCTAAGAAATCTTTAACTGATAATAATGACACAAGTTTTGTTGAGTTAGTTAGACTTGATAATGGAGAACTTAAAAAATTACAAAATAAGACACAATATTCATTAATTAAGGATTATTTTGCCCAAAGAACATTTGATGAATCTGGAAGCTATTCAGTAGATCCATTTCAAGTTGATATTGCAAATTCCTTAAACAATGGTATAGGAAATGAGGGTGTTTTTAAATCTAATGAAGTAACTGAACAAGGAAATACACCATCTAATGATTTGATGGCTGTTAAGGTTTCAGCAGGTAAGACATATGTTAAAG